GCCAGAGGAAAAGTCACTCTATGAGTGTGTCTTTTTGGAAGCACAAGAGACTATCCAAGAGGCTTTCAGACACGCTCAAAGTCTCAACTCCAAAAATATGATTATTTTGGAATGTCTTCTTCGTGCTAGGCAGTGCATGATTTGGCCACAGATGTATCTGAACGGAGTTGCCAAACAGAATGAGACTGTACCCACAAAATGGAAGGGTCGGTCAAACAAGATGGAGACCCTCTTCAGACTACTGAAAGAACACCCAACTGAGAAGTCTCTCATTTTCTGTCAGTTCAGGGGTGAGATGAATTATATTCAGTCTCAACTTGACTGCCCAGTTTTTAGGATTGATGGGTCAGTTCCAAAAGAGGAAAGGGTCAGGCAGATCAATGGATTTAAGAAGATTGAATCCGGTGCAGTCTTTATCATCCAGATTAAGAGTGGTGGCCAAGGCCTCAATTTACAAGAAGCGACACGTGTCTATATTACGGCACCAGCTTGGAACCCAGCAACTGAACTTCAGGCGATCGGTAGAAGTCATCGTACCGGTCAAACCAAATCTGTGTATGTAAAGAAGTTGGTGTACAAGGAATGTTCGCGTTTCATCAGTGTGGAGGAAGAAATGATGGCTTTACAAGGTCACAAATCTTTGGTCTGTTCGGAAGTTCTTAATGATGATCGGGTTAAAACCCAAATTCCTGTAAACAGGACATCAGCCAAAATATCAATTCTGGACATCAAGAAAATTTTCCGTGCTTAATATAAAAATGACTGTTGGTTCCCGTGCGGAAGTTTTCCATGGTAACGCTGATAAGACCCCCGGTGGTCTCTCCAAGAAGGATTTGATTATGAAGGATGGCCGCGTTGTTTCCAAGGCGGCGAGCAAGGCTGCCCTCGCTCGTATGAAGAAGGAGGGGAAGAAGGCTATGGTGAAGGTGTTCAAGCCCAAGAAGTCGGGTTTCAAGCTTCAGCCCAAGGCTGGTACCGTAGAATACGAGAAGAAGATTGCTAAGATGCAGTAAAATTTTGTCTATATACTATAAGAATGTCTCTCAAGCGCTGGGAAGACTCAGTGAAAATCGCTAAAATTAGACTAGGTTTGGACCCTAAGGATTTTACCAGAATACAGGGTAAATTACTTAAGGAGGCTCAGACGATATATCGTATTTTGATGTTGAATAAAAATGTCAGTAAAAAGTAATAATGGCTTCGAACAACCAAGGCCAAGGTCCCAACAATGCCGCACGTAACCCCAATGTTGCCGTGAGAAACAACAACCGAGGCAACAATGGTAACAAGAAACCCAACAATGGTAACGGTAACAAGTTGCTGAATGGTTTAACCAAGGGTCCTAATAACAACCGTGGTAACAACACCAAGAACAACAATGCTAGAAATGGTAACTCTGCGATGGCTCGCGCTCGTGGTAAGTCTCTAGCTGAGCAGGCCCAATCCCAAGGGTACGCTATGGCTCAGAGGTCTCACGAACAGGCTCTCGCCATGGTTCAACAGGCCCAGGCCCAAGCCCTCGAGAAGGCGAAGCAGGTGGCTATCGCGAGGGGTCTTCAGTTTAATGCCAATGTACCTACCAACTACCTGGATTCTCAGGGGCGTCGGATAATGCAGGGAGCGAATGGAGGTACATATGTAAACACTTCGAGTGGTCGCAACTACAAACCAACTCCTGCGTTTCTTAACCAGATGGGAACTAACGTAGTTTCCCAGGTTGCTGGTAACCCACCTAATTTGGCCCAAGCCAACTAAATAATAATATGGGTATATAATAAAAATGGGTTTCGGTGCTATGGCAAAAATGGCCGCGAAGGCTGCCGCGAAACAAGCGAAGGCTGCGGCTAAGAATGCCGCCAAGGAAGTGGCTTCTGATATCAAGGGTGCGGCTAAGAATGCCGCTAGACAACAACTTAACAAGGCTAAGTCTGCGGCTGTAGGTGCTGCGACTAACCAGATCACTAGAGCTACTGGTGCCCTCAACCAGGCGCAAGCGAGGGCTGCGCAGAAGATTGGTGCTGCTCAAATTGGTGTCCAAGCCGGTCTTCCCGTGATGGCTGGTCCCCGTGGAGGTAACTTCAGGCTTAATGCCAGGGGTCAACGTCTTCCCGTCTTACCTGTTAGGCGTTAGGTAGAACAAACTGGAATCCCTTTAGGTTTTGGGGTTCATAAACAACAAGCTGATATAATTTCCAAGTGCAACCAAACATCCTATTCAAGAAATACACGCTATTGAGTTCAACGATAGCATGACCAGAATTCCTTGCATAGAGACCGTTTGTAACCTCATCCTTAATGGGGTTCTTATCTGAATTGTAGACTGTAGCTTTAATAGTATCTTCCATATCCGTATCAACCTTCACACGAAATTTTGGTTCGCGTTCAGCAGACATCTTAAGATTAGAATTGAACATTGGTTGAAGCTCCTCCTTTGTCATTGGTTTACCAAAGATTACATCACTCTGTTCAACGACAGAATCAATGATCATATTCTCAATTTTTCGTAGAGACTCGTAAAACTTTTTCATGTAACTGTCTTCCTCGTCATACCCCTTCACAGCAAAGTCGATGTTATACTTTGTCTGACCCACCTCCGGTGTAAATCCAGAAACTCCAAATGGCATATACATACGAGGGAGTTGTACACGGAATGGGGTTCCCTGTTTTGTACTAATGACAATTTTTCTATTGTTATATTCGTTGATCTGAATGTTTTCAATTGTCTTATCCATCAGTTCTAACCATACAACACATGTAAACTTTAAGCCGAGCAAGCCACACAATCTGGTTCTAAACTGAACTGGATTGGTCGAGCCTTAGCCTTGGATCGCAGATAATACATTCCAGTCTTAAGACCAGATTTCCATGCGTACATATGCATCGAAGACAACTTGGACATCGTGGGACTTTCCATGAAGAGGTTCATAGATTGTGATTGATCAATAAAACGACCCCTATCCGCCGCCATGTCAATAATACATTTCTGACTAATTTCCCACACGGTTTTGTAAAGAGTCTTGATATCATCGGGAATGTCTACGATATTTTGAATTGAACCACCAGCCTTAACCATGAGGTCTTTCATTTCCTTGGACCAGAGACCACGCTCTTTTAGAGCATTTACGAGATGATTGTTTACAACCACAAATTCACCAGCAAGTGTGCGGCGCAAATAGATGTTAGTCGTGTACGGTTCAAAGCACTCGTTATTACCCAAAATTTGAGCAGTTGAAGCTGTTGGCATGGGCGCGAGAAGAAGACTGTTCCTAAGACCCTTAGTCTTTACGCGTTCCTTCATTGCGTTCCAGTCGTAGCGACCACTGAATTTTGTATCCCCATCCCACATATCTGGTTGAAGAATACCCTGGGATGCCGGAGATCCATCAAATGTCTCGTACGAACCATCCACTTCTGCGAGTTCAGAACTGGCCTCAAGAGCTGCGTGATAAATAGTCTCAAAAATGTGAGCATTCATAGTTCTAGACTCTTCACAGTCAAATGGAAGACCACATAGGATGAAGACATCTGCGAGACCCTGTACACCTAGACCAATGGGACGATGTCTCATATTAGAGCGTTTTGCAGTCTCAACTGGGTAAAAATTTCTATCGATAACCCGATTCAAATTTTTTGTAACAACTTTAGTAACTTCGTGGAGCTTGTCATAATCAAAGGTTTTCGTCTCTTTGTTTACATACTTTGGAAGTGCAATAGATGCGAGGTTGCACACCGAGGTCTCATCTTTGTCTGTATATTCAATAATCTCCGTGCAGAGATTAGAACTCTTAATCACACCCAAGTTCTTCTGGTTCGACTTTGAGTTACAGGCATCTTTGTAGAGCATGTAGGGAGTTCCAGTCTCTGTTTGAGATCTGAGAATAGCCTTCCATAAATCGGCAGCAGGTAGGGTGGTGTTAGCTAGGCCTTCTTCTTCGTATTTGGTGTAGAGCTCTTCAAACTCCTTCCCGTAGACATCAGAAAGACCCTTAGCCTTGTCTGGACAAAAGAGTGACCAGTTGCCATTCTCTTCAACCCTCTTCATGAAAAGGTCTGGAATCCAAAGGGCGGAAAAGAGATCTCGGCAACGTGCTTCCTCGTCACCTTGGTTGAGACGAAGTTCCAGAAACTCCAAGATATCCGCATGCCAAGGTTCTATGTAAACGGCGATAGATCCCTTACGCCTACCAGCTTGATTGACGTAGCGTGCCGTGGCGTTGAAGACCCTAAGCATTGGGATAATTCCATCGGATTGACCATTGGTGCCCCTAATACGGGACTTATTACTACGAATATCGTGGATATGCATACCGATACCACCAGCCCACTTTGAAATTTGAGCACATTCGGTCAGAGTCCCGTAAATACCATCGATTGAATCACCCTTATTTGCGATCAAAAAACAAGAAGACATTTGTGGACGAGGGGTTCCTGCATTGAAGAGTGTTGGAGTCGCATGAATGAAGAGACCTTGGGACATTTTGTCGTATGTTTCAATGACAGCTGGAATATCTTTACCATGAATACCAATAGCCACGCGCATAAACATGTACTGAGGTGTTTCTACGAGTCTACCATCAACGCGTTGGAGGTAACTCTTCTCCAGAGTCTTGATACCGAAATATCCAAAGTCAAAATCCCTATCACTGTCGATATTATCCTTCACTTTGAAAGCAACTTCCGAAACCTCTTCTGTGATAATACCAGCTTTCAGAAGCTTTCGCATGGCGAGATGAAAGTTGTTTGGGCAAACCTTTTGAATGTTACTCGCCACAATACGAGTGGCCAAAATTTCATAGTCTGGGTCAGATGTAATCATTCCGATGCATATTTCGGCAGAGAGTGTATCTATTTCTTGTGCGGTGATCTGATCGTACATAGACGAGAAAACCTGTTGAGCAACTTTTGAAGAGTCGCAATTCTCAGAAAGTCCATACGTTAAATTCTTGATCCTGTTGGTGACATTGTCAAATTTCATATCCTCAACACGACCTGAGCGTTTAATTACCCTCATATACTTTCCATTCTAATTTTATTTTTAACTTACTTCTTTCCTAAAGATAAATCGGCGCTTCGGACGGTAGCTGTTCCTAGGGTTTCCATTCTACGATCGGGCTGAAGAAGATAGGTATTCACGTAGAAGGGACCAGTCTCACCAGGCTTTGCGACTGGGGCATAAGAACCAACAAAACAGGAGGGAGCATTACAAGGGATTGTGTCGACAGAATTTGGACCTTTGGCGTAAGCCTCGTTAAAGTCCGAGTAGTTCAGCATTTACTATTATCACATAATTTTTTTCGGGGTGTATATTAAATGAGTAATCTTCATCTGAATTCTGTCAAGCAGTGTGAGACTCCATTGAACGGATTATTCTTTTCTGAATTCAATAAAAATATCCTTCAGCGTGGGATTCGTCAGGCGTTTAAGGATCGTACTGGTATATCCATTGATTATCAGAATCCAGATGATCTTTATGGTATCATGCGTGTAGTTTTCATCAACAACTCTGGTAACCACCATAAGGAAGTTAACAAGCAGGTCAAGGCGATGAACGCTCGTGTCATAGAGACGGCGCTGTCTCAAATCCAAACAGGTGTTTCTCAATACATCGCGTATGTGAGCGACATAGACACGACTAGGACTCTCATGGATCAACCAGTTAATACGAGTACCGTCGGGAAAAAACTTCCTTATAACAAAAAAATTGGGTTGTGAGTTAACTATATTAAAGTTACGAAGTGTACCTAAATTAAGTATGAGTCTTAACTATTATAAAAATGAAACTGAAAGAGTGTGTAAATCAAAGGGGTGGGATAGAGCACCTGTAGACACAGTCTGGCTTCTTCTGTCTGAGGAAGTTGGTGAACTTGCGTCCGCGATTCGTCAATACAAGAAGATGTACAAAAAGACGAATCTCAAAAAGGATAGGGGTACAGACGTTATGATGGAAATGGGGGATGTATTTAGTTATCTTTTTCAACTCGCTCACATGTTGAATATTGACCTAGATCAAATGTGGGAAGAACATCGGTTCAAAATGAATGACAAGAAATATAATCTGAAGTAATAGTAATTATGAGTAAGTTTATGCTCAATGACCAAGATGCTATTAATGACGTCAACCCGTTTGTCAAACACGATTTTTCCCTTCCAGGAAGTGTAAGACAGACTGGGGATTTTGATAACTTTTCTAAATCTCCCACAGGGGAGGGTATAATTGGCGCAGATGAAAGTGTGTATTGCAGTTACGCATTATGTGAGACTGCTGAGAAGCCAACCACCGTGTTCAAAAACATTCATCCTAGAAGGAACATAGACACGGGGTTTAATTGCGACGAAGCCGAGAAGGTTAAAGTTGGTGTCGCGAAGGAGGAACAAATTCCCTACTTTGGCGTCTTTCTCATCACCATCTTCATAGCTCTTGTTGTATCAATTGTAAGACGTTGAAGAAATACTCTAAACGATCTATTTTGACACATTCATCAATAGAATGATGTAAATGTTTTTTACAAAACTTGATAATAAAATCTCTCTGCCAAGCACTTTTCATATTTATAATGGGTGGCTGGAAGCTGGGATCTAGAATTTTAGTAGCATGTGTAAGACGGATATACGTCTTGATATCACGTCTAGATGCGAGAATGTCATCTAGGAGTAGTTCAGCCATTCTCTGTCTAACCTCTACAGTCTTTGAAACCATGATATCCAAAAACTTAAGGTAAGGAATGGTGTGTTTCTTAGATTCAAACACTTGCCAATCCGCCAGTGGTTCAGTGTTCATGTAATCCGTGAATGTCTGGTACCCCTTTCCACGAATGTACGAATCGTACACGATTTCCACGTAAGTGAGATCAGATTCTACATCATGTACGAGTTTTGCACATTTAAAGAAAGAACTCATCTACTCACATAAAGAATATATTCTTTAAACACCTAAGTCGTACTCCAGTGTTCTTTATTTTATGGACAAATGTATTCAACTATTGCAAATAACTCATTTTCCTATCTCCTCACAATTGATGAGTTTAGGAAAGCTTTACCCGAAGATCTGAAACCCTCATGGATCAAGATCACAACTATCACGATGGTTTCCAGTTTCGTTCAAAATATCAATATCAAACGTCTTCGAAGAATTTTTGAAGAGATTGGTACATATAAGATGAAACGATGTGGTTCAAACACACCCGGGTTTGAATGGAAACTTAAACCTACCACTTTCTATAACCAAGTTACACTGACCTACCACGATTCCTACAGTACCAAGTCCGTTAAGGTTTTTCCTAACGGCTCTGTCCAGGTTGCGGGGTGCTGCGATCTCTTTGATTGCAAGCGCATCATTACCCAGCTTATTCACATCTTCAAGGTCTTTCTGAATCTGGAAATTAAAGTTCCCGTTGATTCTTTCAGGGTTGTTATGATTAATTCTAACTTCTCTCTCAACTACAACATCAACTTGATAAAGGTGGCTGATTGGTTTGAAAATTACAATGACATATTCAAAGTCTCGTTTGAACCAGATCGCTATTCCGCCGTAAAAATCAAGTTCAAACCAGCTCATGAAATGAAGGAGATTACTTGCAGTATCTTCAGTACAGGGAAGATTATCATTACAGGAGCCGAGACTCTAAAGGAAATTGCTTTTGCTTACAATATCATTAACCAACACATCAATGAGAAGCCCGATATTCGTGTTTCACGAACAGAGGACACTGATGTCTTTGACATTTTCCTTGGATACAGATGTGATCCATTTATTAAACACTTGAAGGATAAGGGATTCAAATCTTGGGTAAAAACGATCACAAACAGACAAATTAATTTCTAGCTCTATAGTAATTAAAATGTCGCAGCGACTTGGTATGGCCGATGGACGCTGTTTCACTATCAATACTTCAGCCCAACTCTTCAACAATTACGTGATGAAGCAGAATAGCATTCCTTTCGAGGACAACTATTCTTACAGGCAACTCCTTCAAAAGCAAGGACCTGAACTCCTTACCCAGATTCAAGATGAACAAGGAAAAGGTAAGTGCAACACATGTGACAAGCCTCTCGTAGATGCCTCCAAGATCTACTAACTGAGCTAAATCACAGGAAAAACTTTAACACCATACTCTAGAATGTCGACATGTGCGATATGTCTAAACGAAGTCAAGTCGACGAGGAACAATCCTCCGATTCGTTGTGGACATGTATTTCATTCCCACTGTCTAGAGAGATGGAAATCCCAAGGTAAAAACACCTGCCCAACCTGTAGACGAGTGTTCGATGTTTCCCAATTTAAGGTAGAAGTTACGATTCATAATAATTATACACAAGTTTCAAATGTCGTGTCATTAAACGAAGAATCTATGCTATCTGTACTAGATATGTTTGATGTTTCGTTTGATGCTGATGACGTCCTAGATTTAAACAGTATTTTATCAGACCTTGGGATAACCCTTGCCGACTTTGATTCCGCTATCCTTGACGCAGAAGGATGAACAATACTTATCGTAACTCAATTGAGTATACTTTCTAGACGCAGTACGTGGATCTTTAATTACCTTACCATTAGCATCACCTAAGAGTGGGCCGGTTGCCCACCCACGTTTATGACTAAATACATTAGCCTTGAAAACTATACGCTTTCCAACTTTGAATGACCCAGCCTTCTTGATTCTAGACTCAGGGACTTTGAAATACTTAGCTATCGACTTAATCGTATCTCCCGATTTAACCTTATATTCGATGACGCCATGTTGTTTATAGAAATGGAAATCCCCTTGTCGAATATAACTGTTAGGTCTCCCAGAAGAGACAAACATCATGATTTTATAGTATCCCTTTTTACATTTTTTGTCCCCATCAACTTTGTATATAGATTTGGGGTTATCTGAAATAACGCGCTTTGGGAGATCTTTGCATGTGGTATAATCATGTTTTACATTGGATAACCCAGACCGATCACCTGGTATAGATTTTTGCCAACGGTACGCTTCATAGTCCCCAACGGCATAGGCATAACAGTTGTTATTTGGTATACCCTTATTTGAACCCCAACGACGATTTGTAAATTTTGGTTCCGACCCACTTAATGGCAGATTTTTGGTCTTGGGCATCTTATACTTTACTCAGAAAAAAATATCAGTAACTAGTAAAAATGTTCGCCAATCTTATCAAGTCCGAAAACAAGTCTGATGTTGTAAATCAGCTTCTCATGTTCGTGCTCTCTATTCTCATCAGCACCTTCATCCTTCGTCTCGTATGGAACACCTCGCTTGTCAAGCACATCTCTGTGCTCAAGCCTATCAACAGCATGCTCGATGCTTTCATCCTGTCGGTTTCCATCAGGGTAATCTCCGGTCTTGACCGTTAAACTTCGGTATAACCAACAGACTTTTTACCATCTGGGTGAATTATGGTTGGAAAACCATTCATACCAGCACAATCACCACTAGCGCAATCGATAAACTCATATTGTTTACCGGAATTTTTCATAAAATCTAATTGCTTACGAGTCCATCCACAGTCCATGGTCCCGTAAACAACCCATTTTTCATTCGAAGTGGCCACAGTAGTGGGTTTCTTACCCATCTCTAAGAGAATGTAGACATTTAGAATGATTAGTACAACGACGAGTAACATTTATAATACTCAGACACTTTAATCACAGACCTTCTTTTTG